TAGACTGCACACCAGTTTCTCAGGAAGAACCTACTACCGAAAACACACCTAATGCTGATAGGCTTAGAGAGGTTTTGAATAGTCTAGGTTATTCCGAAAAAGGAGAAGAATTATCTAACGGTGGCGATATTACAGAAGAATTATTCAGATTTGCTAGTTCCTTATTTACTAGGATTAAACAAATACTGCCGGATATCTCTATTGTTGTTACTGGAGGTAATGATATTTACCACCAAAACGTAACCTACAGATCCTCTCATGCTGCTGGATTAGGATTAGATTTTGTTATAGCTCCACAAACCCCAGCTAATAAATTAAAGGTAGAAGAAATATTAGGCGGATTTGCAGGAGGAAATCAAGATAAGTCAGTAAGTTTTATAAATGAATATGACTACCCTTCTACAGCAGCAACTGGTGGCCACTTCCATATAAAAATAGGCGGTAGTATAGAGGGCAACCCTGTAACTTCGGATTATATTGCCCAAGCAAATCTAGGAAATCTAACAACTTACCCTATAACTTAGTATGTACCTACCAAAACATCAATTTACTCAAGTAAGTGTAGCTGACCTATTGGAAGGAGCAGCTGAAGGAGTTTTAGCTGATGCACTCGGGAATTTATTAAATAAATCTGAAATTACCTTAACATCTGAGGGTGAATTTTACGATGTACCGCCAAAAGATTTAGAAAAAGGAATATTTACTAACGCTACTCAATATTTTTTACCGGAAGGAGAATCTGCAGAAATTGCAAATGCTTTTGTAGAGCCAACAGATCTAGATAGGGAAAATTGTAGTTTTGAAAGATACTTTACAAAAAACACATCTACCGGTAAAATAAAAGAACTTAGAAAGGTAGATTATCAAAGTGCAAAACTTAATCCTAAAAATTACGAACTGTTTGCAAAAACCGATTGGAACTTATGCGGACCATTATCTGATCAAGAAATTAACGGATACTTTTTGGAAGGTACTGCAAGTAAAAATAAAAAGCTGGTTGACGAGTTAGAAAAAAAGATACCCGGCATCAAAGATATCTTAACAGATTACAGCCAGTTTGTAGACGATAAGACTCCTCCGGCACCTGCTCCTAAAGCCCCTACAAAAATTACCGTCCCGGCTCCTTCAAAATAGTTGCTGATTTAGATTCTTTTTCCTATATTATGTAAAAGGTTGTCGTAAATGTTTTACATAATTGAATCAGATCATCAGCTTGAATGGTTAAAAAACCAAAGTAATGAAGGAGGTTATATTGATATAATATCGTCCAACGATAATTATCATCCGCTACTTACCCAGACCATCTGTGTTTATATTAGACCGACAAATAGCGACCAAGGATTTATTATTCCTATCTCTCATGATGAAGGATTGAATGTAGCTAAAGAGCGTGTCTACGAGCTTTTAAAAACATTTACACCTTTATATACTCTTGATAAAAAGAACCTTCTCTATCACTTTAATTTACAGTCTGCCATAGATCTGTCTCTGGTCTATAGTATGAATAAATTTGATAGGCTCCAAATTCCTGATGGAAATTCTACGATAAATTGGTATTATAATAGCTATGGAGATAAAACAGACTTAAATCGTCTGATACCTATTGCAAAATTACACGAAAGATGTGAAAAAGTTTATGATTCAATAAAAGAGTACCTTTCTTTACCTGTTCCTTCGGGGTTTGATTTTTATAATAATCTTGCAACTAATGTATTCTGTCTTATAGAACAGTCTGGTCTAGGGATTTATTATGAACCGTTCGTAGAAACGTTTAAACCTCGTAATCCACTTTATAACACTATAGATAACAAAGTACTAACTTCATATAATTTATACAATGCTACTTCTAGACCCACTAATTCTTTTAATTCTATTAATTTCGCTGCTATTCCTCACACGCAGGAGCATCGCCGAGCCTTCAAACCGCAAAACGACTACTTTGTTGAGTTTGATTTTGACGGTTATCACCTTCGCCTACTTTGTAATCAGATTGGTCATGAGCTTACAGACGAATCTGCTCACAAGCAGCTAGCAAAACTCTACTTTGGCAAAGAAGAAATCACAGATGAAGAATATACTCAGGCAAAACAGATAAACTTCCAGGCAATTTATGGTAAAATACCAGAAGAGCATAAAAATCTGGAAATATTTGTAAAGATTCAGGATTATATTGATCAGATGTGGAAAATGTACAAGAAAAATGGTTGGGTTGCTAATCCTCAGTCAGGTAAAGAGTTTACTACCGCACTTTCTGATATGAATCCGGCCAAGCTTATGAATTATATGATGCAATCGTTGGAGACCTCCAATAATATTGCTATATTAAAAAATGTACTAAAGTACCTAAAAGACAAAAAATCTTTTATAGCTTTGTACACCTACGATGCTATTTTATTTGACTTTTCCAAGGAAGATGGCAAGGAAGTACTAGAAAACATTAAAAATATTATGGAAACCGGTGGAAAGTACCCGGTTAAGTTCAAATACAGTAAAGACCTGTTGTTATAAGACAGAGCAACTATTTATATATGATAACTAACACAATTACCCCGAAGTTCGATTATGACATCGAACCTTTTTTTGCCAGCGACGATATGAGTAATAAGCTGTTCTGTACTTTTGCTACTGAATCTGATCTAGATACAGTCCTTTCTGATATTCAAGAAAAGTATAAGATTATCTACAATAAGATATTTGTTCTTTATTCTAAGGAACAGAATGAGTATATGTGTACCTATAATGTAGATTTTGGAAATATATCCAATTTCCTAGATAACACTATTTTGGTCCATAGAAAAAAAGAAAGCAATACTCTTTATACAATCAATGCTTTAAATACTTTGATTAAGCAGCTGAATGGCGGGACGTTAGATACTTCCTACAAAGTTAATTGGAATGACTTCAGAAACTGTATCCTTTTAACTAAAGGACCTGAATTGAGACAGGTCAATACAAAGTTATACAAAATTATCGACCTATAGTTGGCTCCTTAATTTTTTCTTCGTATATTATTATAAAATAAGTTATAAATTTTACACTATGGACATTAATGCTATTAGAGCAAAGCTAGATGCTCTCAACAACAATGGTCAGGAAAGAGAAAAGACTGACTATTCTCAAATCTTTTGGAAACCGGAATTAGGAAAACAGACAGTACGTATTGTACCTTCTGCCTTCGACCCAACGTTTCCTTTCAAGGAATTAAAATTCCACTATGGTATCGGAAAGTATCCGATGATCGCCTTATCTAATTTTGGTAAGCAAGATCCAATCGAGGAATTTGTAAAAGAGTTACGTAAGACTTCTGATAAAGACAACTGGTCTTTGTCTGGAAAGATCTCTCCTAAGACTCGTATTTTCGCTCCGGTGATTGTTCGAGGAGAAGAAGAAAAAGGAGTTCGTCTTTGGGGCTTTGGAGTAACTATTTACAAAGCACTTTTGGCTCTAGCCGAAGATGAAGATGTAGGGGATTACACCGATGTACTCAACGGATGGGACTTGGTAGTAGAACAAGCTCAAGGTAATCCTTACCCAACTACTACTGTTCGTATTAAGCCTAAACAAACTCCTCTATCAGACAATAATGATTTAGTAGAGAGCTGGTTAAAAGAACAACCGAACCCAGTTGATTCATTTACTCAGTATGATTACGAGTTTATCAAAAAGCAACTGCAAAATTATCTAGACCCAGGATCAGTAGAAGAAGATGCTCCTGCTGCCTTGCCTGGAGGTACAGATAATGATTTACCAGCCAGTCTTGGTTCTAACAAGACAGACTTTACTTTAGAGACTGCTACGGCCGGTAATAAAGACACAGTTAGTAAATTTGATGACCTATTCAACGAGTAAACATGGCAAAGAAAAAGGAAGTACAAGAGGCCGCATCTGCGGCAGTCAAGAAGAACTTTAATCTAAGTAATTTCAAAAAGAAGAAAGGCTTCTCTAACTCTTCGGTTAAATTCAAAGAGCAAGGATGGATTCCATTATCTAAAGCCTTTCAAGATATTACTTCCTTACCCGGTATTCCTACCGGCCATATTACCCTTTTGCGTGGACATAGTGATACGGGCAAAACCACTGCCCTACTTGAAGCTGCGGTGAATGCTCAAAAAATGGGCATTCTCCCGGTCTTCATTATTACTGAGATGAAATGGTCTTGGGAACACGCAAAAGAGATGGGGTTACAGTTTGAAGAAGTAAAAGACGAGAATGGAACTGTAACTGATTATGAAGGACATTTTCTTTACGCCGATAGAGGTGGTTTGAATACTATTGAAGATGTAGCAGTTTATATTGCCGATCTTATGGATGAGCAGGCAAAAGGTAACCTACCTTTTGATATGTGTTTCTTTTGGGATAGTATTGGCTCAGTACCTTGCGATTTATCTGTTCGTTCTAATAAGAATAATAACGAATGGAATGCAGGAGCGATGTCGACTCAATTCGGTAATAATCTGAATCAAAAGATTCTTTTGTCTCGTAAAGAGAACTCTCCATACACTAATACTATGGTTGCTATCAATAAGGTTTGGACTATGAAGCCTGAATCACCGATGGGTCAACCAAAGTTGCAGAATAAAGGAGGTATGTCAATGTGGTACGATGCTACT